AAGAAGATTAAGGCTGGTTCTAAAGGTGGAGACCCTGGAGAATGGTCAGCCCGTAAAGCACAACTACTTGCTGTGCAATATAAGAAAGCAGGCGGAGGTTACAAGTAATGGCACTTGCTAAATCTCAACAATCTTTAAAAAGTTGGACTGCACAGAAGTGGAAAACTTCTGATGGTAAGCCATCTAAAGGTAAGAAAAGATATTTACCTGAAGCAGCATGGGCTGCATTAAGTCCAGCAGAAAAAGCGGCTACTAATAGAGCCAAGGCTAAAGGCAATAAAAAGGGTAAACAATTCGTAAAGCAACCTAAAGCAATAGCCAAAAAAGCAGCAAAGTACAGATAGGGACACAGGGGACTATGAGTAAAAAAGATTCTGTAGCACTAGTATGGTGTGATAATGGAATGGTAGATGGCAAGTTTATGCAAGGCGTAGCAGATGTAATGCTAAAGTCTGGAATAGAGTTTGCTACAACATTAAGAAGTCAAGGCAATCAAATTGCTAGACAAAGACAGACAACCATTGACTATTGGTATGATAAGACTGAATACGAGTGGTTATTATGGATAGATTCAGATGTAGTAATTAGTCCAGAAAAATTTAAGTTATTATGGGACAATAGGGATATTGAGAAGCGTCCATTAATTACTGGAGTATATTTTACTACAGATACACCAGAAGAGCCTTTAATGGCTCCACTACCTACAGTATTTAACTTTGTTAATAATGGTGATGGTGGCTTTGGTTTAACTAGAATACATCCACTACCAGTTAATGAGTTAATAAAGGTAGATGCAGCGGGTATGGGATTTGTCCTAATGCACCGTAGTATAGTTCCAAAACTTCGTGAGATAGCACCAGATGGTCAGTTATTCATGGAAATGGGACGAGGAACTAAGTTCATAGGTGAAGATATATTTTTCTTTGCTCTATGTGATAAGGCTGAAGTTCCACTATATTGTCATACTGGAGCAACTGTTCCACATATGAAACGGTTCTCATTTGATGAGCATTATTATCGAGCATTTTTTGGTAAGCCAAAAGAAGAACCTAAATCAAAATTAGTTACACCTAATAAAAAAATCATTACACCTAGATAGGATAAACAATGGCACTTGGTAAAGCAGGCAGTAGCCTAACAGCAGAACTTAATCGTCTTGCTGGCATCACTGATGTAACACAATATCTTGATGAGCAAGGGGCAGCAAATGCTTACGCTGGTACTACTGGACTTGCAACCGTTGGTGCTTTAAATGTACTGGCAGGTAAAACAACTCCTGCTGATTACAAAGACATTGATGGAATCTGCAATGAGTTGGCTTCAACTACAGGACTAGCAGCACCTGCTGCATTACGGAGTATAGACGCCTAATGACAACTACATTAATTAACTTAATGGATGAAGTCCAGATTAATCTCGCTGGATATACATACCAACAAGATAGAGCAACACACTTAACTAGTGCAGTATCTACACTAACTTCATCATCTACGTCTCCAACAATTTTATCTCTTGGTTCTACCGAGAGTATTGGTAAGGGTGTAATTGAAATCAATGAAGAATTGCTATGGCTTGATTCATTTGACCGTGTAGCGAATACAGCGACAGTTGCACCTTATGGTCGTGGTTATCTAGGAACAACAGCAACAACACACGCTATTGATAGTAAAGTTACTATATCTCCTACATTTCCAAGATATGTGGTAAAGAAAGCAATTAACGATACAATACGTGCTGTAGGTGCTACTATATTTGCAGTAAAATCTACCACATTTACTTTCAATGCTGCGGTTACAACATATGCTTTTAATAATTTAGATATAGGTAATATCCTAAGTATTATGTGGCAAGAGGTTGGACCATCTGAAGAGTGGATTCCAGTACGTCGTTGGTCTTGGGACTCTGCAGCAAATGAGACTGCATTTGGTTCTGGAGCACAGACAGTAACTATTGGTGACTTTATCACGCCTGGCAGAACAGTTAAAGTTGTATATGCAACTGACCCTATAGCCTTTACTACTAATAACCAAGTCTTCTCAACACAAACTGGTTTGCCTGAATCATGTAAAGATGTAATTGTTCTTGGTGCCTCATATCGTTTGCTTACCTTCCTTGACCCTGCCCGTGCAAGTCAAGTTAGTCCACAAGCAGACGAAACAGATTCTAAACGTCCCTTTGGTGCGTCTCAAACTGCTACCAAGCAATTGTTTGCATTATATACACAACGTCTTTCAGAAGAAACATCAAGACAGCAATCAAACTATCCAATCCGTGTCCATTACAGCCGATAGGTAAATAAATGACAATACGTAAATACTCCTCACGCTCACAGCAAACAACATTAACTGGAGCACTTAACACTACTGCTACATCCGTAACTGTAGTATCAGCATCCGCCCTTATGGGTGGTGCAAGCGTCTCTGGCGGACAGACGTTTACAGTAGTAATTGACCCAGATACAGCAATTGAAGAAATTGTAGATGTAACGGCGGTATCTACTAACACTCTTACAATTGTTCGTGGTATAGAAAACAATAGCGTTGGACAGGAACACTCTGCTGGTGCTGTAGTACGCCATATGGCAATTGGACGTGATTTCCGTGAGGCTAATGACCACATTGAGAATACTACAACAGCACACGGATTAACTATTGCAAATGTAGTTACTACTGCAGATACTGGTGGTTCAGCAAAAGTAACTAGTGGAATGATTGTCGATGGCACCATTGTTAATGCTGACATCAATGCAAGTGCTGCTATTGCAGATACTAAGTTAGCCACTATCTCAACTGCTTCTAAGGTATCTAACTCTGCTACTACTGCTACATCTGCTAACACAGCATCAGCCATTGTGGCTCGTGATGCTTCAGGTAACTTTTCTGCAGGTACTATTACCGCTAACCTTACAGGTACTGCTAGCACAGCAACTACTGCTACTACTGCCAATGCTTTAACTACAGCCCGTAATTTCCAACTAACTGGAGATGTAGAGGCATCTGCCGTATCCTTTGATGGTTCTGGCAACGTAAGCCTAACTACTGTTATTGGCACTGGTGCAATTGTTAACGCAGACATTAATGCTTCTGCCGCTATCTCATACAGCAAGTTAAACCTTGCAGGAACTATTACTTCCTCTGATATAGTAGATGGAACTATTGTCAATGCTGATATTAATGCTAGTGCTGCTATAGCACTTAGTAAGTTAGCAACTGACCCACTAGCCCGTGCCAACCACACTGGTACACAGACTGCTTCAACTATCTCTGATTTTGATACACAGGTTCGTACCTCTAAGGTAACTGACCTTGCTGCTCCAACTGGTTCATTCTCAATGAATAGTCAAAAAATTACAAGCCTTGCTACACCTACTACATCTACTGATGCAGCGACTAAGGGCTATGTAGATACTCAAATAACTAATCTCGTTGATAGTGCACCTGGCGCATTAGACACTCTTAATGAGTTGGCTGCTGCTTTAGGTGATGATGCTTCATTTTCAACCACAGTAACTAACTCTTTAGCAGGTAAGTTAAACTTATCTGGTGGAACAATGACTGGAGCATTAACTCTTTCAGGTGCTCCATCATCTAACCTACACGCTGCTACAAAGGCTTATGTAGATTCATTTGCTGCTAATGCATCAGCCGATGCTGCCGCTGCTGCTGCAAGTGCCGCTGCTGCTGCAGCCTCATATGATTCATTTGATGATAGATACCTAGGTGCTAAAGCATCTGCTCCATCTGTAGACAATGATGGTAATGCTTTAACTGCTGGTGCCCTTTACTTTAATACTACAACTGGTGCTATGCAGGTATACGATGCAGTTGCTGCTGCTTGGGAAGGTATTACTTCTGCAGTAACATCTAGCCGTTGGAGCAAGACTGCTGCAGGTGGTGAGACCACACTTAATGGTACAGATGATAATGCGGTATCATTATCTTACACAGCAGGTTATGAACAAGTATATTTAAATGGTGTATTACTAGCAAGAGGTGGAGATTACACAGCCTCTAATGGTTCAAGTATTACTGGTATCTCAGCATTAACTGCTGGAGATATTGTAGAAGTATTATCTTGGACACCATATAGCGTTGCCAATGCATTAACAGTAACTACTATTGATGCAAAGGGTGACTTACTTGTAGGAACTGCAAGTGATACAATAGGAAGATTAGCGGTAGGAACTAATGGATATATCCTTACTGCTGATAGCAGTCAGGCTCAAGGAATTAAATGGGCTGCTGCACCTGAAGCAGGATTTAATCCACTAATGTTGATGGGAGCATAATGACAAGAGCAAGAACCAATGCAGATAACTTTGCTGCAGATGTATTAGGCGTAACCGCCTCAACAGGACTATCAGGTGGAGGAACATCTGGTACAGTATCGGTATCTTTAGATACTGCCTCTGTCTATGTAGTTCCATCTCAAACAACTCACTCTGGTAAATATTTAACAACTAATGGAAGTGCTGCATCTTGGGCAAGCGTAGATGCTCTTCCATCTCAAACAGGAAATTCAGGAAAGTACCTAACCACTAATGGTTCCGTTGCTTCCTGGGCAACAATAACCACCGACCCAACCCCCACAGCATTTTTGCTGGGTGGAATGTAATAAGGAGAAACAATGGCAAACGCATATAAAGTACTAGGTCGCAAGGCTGCTGCTGCAACTACTGAGGAAGCACTATACACAGTGCCTTCATCAACAGAAGCAGTTGTGTCTACAATTGTAATCGCAAATCGTGCTGCATCAGCAAAGACATATCGTCTTGCTGTAAAGCCAACATCAGGAACAACTCTTGCTAATGAGCATTATATTGCTTATGACATTGCAATTGCTGCTAATGATTCAACTGCGTTAACACTTGGCATTACTCTTGCTGCAGGAAACTCAATCAGTTCCTATGCATCAAGTGCTGACTTAACATTTACTGCTTTCGGCTCAGAAATTACTGCTTAATAACTTTTAGAAAAGGAATCACCAATGGCTATCTCAAGATTTAGTAACTCTAGGTTTACGCAATCGTTGCCTAAATACACCCGATTTTGGGACCAAACAACTATTCCTCCAGTTACTGTTGATTATTTAGTTTTAGCAGGCGGAGGCGGTGGTGGTGGAAGCGGTGACGCAAATGTTTCAGGTGGTGGCGGTGGTGCTGGTGGACTTCGTTCTTCCGTAACTGCAAGCGGTGGAACTCCAGGCACTGTTGAATCTGCACTTTCTTTAACCCCTGGTACTAGTTATACAGTAACCGTTGGCGGTGGAGGTGCTGCTGGTACTGGTACTTACGGTGGCGGTGGTGTTGCGGGTACTAACTCCGTATTTAGCACAATAACCTCTACTGGTGGCGGCGGAGGCGGTGGATATGATACAGCCGCAGATAACGGTGGTAGTGGTGGTGGAGAATCTGAACAAGGTACACCTGGTACTGGTACAACAAATCAAGGTTTTGATGGTGGTACTGGTTCTCACGCAACTGGTGCTGCAGGCGGTGGTGGTGGTGCAGGAGCGACAGGTAGTGCTGGCAATACAAACGTAGGTGGTAATGGTGGCTCTGGTGTAGCAATTAGTATTACTGGTTCTTCAGTAACTTACGGTGGCGGTGGTGGTGGAGCAGGTATCACTACTGCTGGTACAGGTGGCTCATCTATTGGTGGTAACGCTGGTGCTTCAAATGCTGCTGGTTCAAACGCATCTCCAGCCAATAGAGGTTCAGGAGGCGGTGGGTCTAATACTAAATTAGACCAAGTATCTAGAAGTGGTGGTACAGGTAGTTCAGGCGTAGTTATCCTTCGTGCAACCCAAGCAGCCACATCAACTACTGGTTCTCCAACATACACAACATCTGGTTCATACCACATTTATCAATTCAACGGTGATGGGAGTATTACTTACTAATGGCTATTCGTAAATTTTCTACATCAAGTATTAAGACAGGCTCTAAGTCATCTAAGTTTTGGGACCAAACTACTACACTTACAATTCCAGTTGACTATCTTGTAGTTGCAGGTGGTGGAGGTGGTAACAGTGGTGGTGGTGGTGCTGGTGGATTGAGAAGTACCGTAACTGCTACTGGCGGTGGCGGTTCTTTAGAAACTGCTTTAGCGTTAACTCTAGGAACATCATATACAGTAACTGTTGGTGCTGCTGGTTCAGGTGGTATAAGTGAAGATACTGATACTGGTACTAATGGTGGTAATTCATCAATTTCTGGTACTGGTATAACAACAGTTACATCAACTGGTGGTGGGCGTGGAGGTTATACTCAAAACAGTGGTTTTTCTGGTGGTTCTGGTGGAGGTGCTTCTGCTTCTGGGTCTATGAATTTATCAGGTGGTGCTGGTACTACAAATCAGGGTTATGCTGGTGGTGGAAATAATGCACAAAACGCAAGTCCATACCCTTCGGGTGGTGGTGGTGGTGCTGGTGCAGTAGGAAATATACCATCAAATTCAACTACATCAGGTGCAGGTGGTAATGGTGTATCCGTTTCTATTACAGGCTCATCGGTCACTTATGCAGGTGGTGGAGGTGGTGGTGCATATTTTTCCACTGGTGCAACTGGTGGTGCTGGTGGCAGTGGCGGTGGTGGTGGTGGTGCATATTCAAGTCCCACAACAGGAACTACTAATTTAGGCGGTGGCGGTGGAGGTGCTGGTAATACTGGCACTGGAGCCAATGGTGGTTCAGGCGTAGTTATCCTTCGTGCAACCCAAGCAGCAGCCTCTACAACAGGCTCACCTACATATACTACCTCTGGTAGTTATCATATTTATCAATTTAATGGCGATGGTTCAATCACTTACTAAGGAGAAATAATGGCACACTTCGCAAAACTAGATGAGAATAACAATGTTCTTGCTGTTCACGTAGTAAACAATGATGTCATCACCATAGATGGTGTTGAGTCAGAGCAAGCAGGAATAGACTTTTTAACAGGACTACACGGACATACATTATGGAAGCAGACTTCCTATAATGGAACTATCCGTAAAAACTATGCAGGCATTGGTTATACCTATGATGCAGGACGTGATGCATTTATTGCACCAAGACCTTGGGCATCATGGACTCTTAATGAAACAACTTGTCAATGGGAGTCTCCAGTTGCTTATCCAACAGTAGACCCAGAAAACCCAAAGTTTTATGGCTGGTTTGAGCCTAATCAAGAATGGATTGAAATAACTGGTCCATCTGCTTAAGTTTTAAAATAAATAAATTTCTAATTAAGGAGCACTGTGGCAGGTCGTGATATAACCGAAGGTCGTGGAGATTCTAGTGGAAATGCTAGAGCCATTGCCTTTGACGTTGGTATTGTATCTAGTGGTGCAATATGGCAGAATACAGACATTGCATATGATATGGCAATAGGTGGAATTCCATTCATTTATGCTATCAGTGATGCACGTCCATATATTCGCCAAACCGCTCCATACCGTAAAGACCAATTTGATAATGGTGTAGAGCCAGGTGAGCAATCACTTACTGGTTGGTGGATTCGTTCACAGTCATCATTTCATGGTGGTTCAGGTATAAGATTCTATGACCCATCTGCTGGCGAAACAATACAACATCGCTTTACTGATAGTAAGGGTGTTAATGTCTGGACCAAGGGTGAAGTAACATTACTTAAAGACAGTAGTGTTGGACATGTGACTACCCATCCAATTGGTTCTGATGGTCGTGCATTACAGCAATTACGCTCTATCCAATATGGTGGAACAAATGGCGTATTACTTCACGATGGTTATGATGTAGATAAAATTGATTCAACTGGTGCCGAAACGCATTTTATTGATTACAATGCTGGTTCAGATGATAAGGTATATGCTATCTGTGATGATGGTACTACTGCTTATTGGGTAACCAATGATACTGGTCCATCAGGTAAACTAGAGGTAAACAAGAAAGTTTTAACTGGCAATGCTAGTACATCAGCAACACCATTATTTACTTCTGCTGGTATCACGGTAACTAATGCTGTCATGGAATATGTTAAAGACCGTATTGTTATGTGTGCTAATAATAAAATTTATGAGTTTTCTACCTCAGCGGGTGCATTGCCTACAGCATTGTATACACACTCAGATACAGATATAGTCTTTACGTCTATTACAGCATCTGGTCCTGCTATTTATATTGCTGGCTATAGCGGTATTCAATCATTTATTTACAAGTTTACCCTTAACACATCAGGTGTAATGCCTACCCTTACCACCGCTATTACTGCAGCAGAAATGCCAGTCGGTGAAAAGATACATAAGATTTATTATTATTTGGGCTACATGATGATAGGGACAAACAAGGGAATCCGTGCAGCAGTTGTCTCTGACCAAGATGGCTCTATTAACTATGGTCCACTTATTGTGGAAACAACACAGCCTTGCTATGACTTTGCTGCACGAGACCATTACATATGGTGTGCAACTAGCGTAGATGGTGCTCCTGGAGTTATTCGTATTGATTTAAGTAATGAAATAGAAACATTGCGATTTGCTTACGCTAACGATTTATATTACTCTGGTGTATCTGGTGTAGAAACCACATCTTGCGCTTTTATTGGAGAGACTAATAGACTAGCATATTGCACAGAAGCAGTTGACCAAAAGTCAGTAACCAATAAAGAACGTACTGGAACTACAGCAACCATTACGTCTACTGCTCATGGTTATGTGGCTGGAGATAAAATTTATGTTATAGGTGTAGATGCCACCCACTTAGATGGTGACTGGACTATTACTTCTGTAACTACAGATACAATTACTTATACAACTACAACATCTGGAACTATTGCATCTGCTGCAGTAACTGGTGGCTTCGTGGGCAAACCTGGCTATTCATATATTGAATCAGCCTCTAACCTAGAATCAACTGGTTACATAACTACAGGTTACATCCGCTATGGAACACTAGAGCCTAAAAACTTTAAACGTTTACTAGGTCGTGGATTATTCTCTAAAGGTTCTTTAGTTATGGAAACTGTAGACAGAAATGGCATTGAATACGACCATATTACATATGACGCAAATGTACCAGCAGTTGAGGTTACTACTTCATCTCCTCAAACTGCACAAGAATATGTTGCTTATAAATTTATTTTAAATAGAGATACTGATGCTACCCTAGGTCCAACCTTTAAAGGATACCAGGCAAAGGCTACTATCGCAACACCTCGTCAGCGAGTTCTTAGATTTCCTGTTTACTGTTTTGACGTAGAAACAGATAGATACAACGTACAGGTTGGTTATGAAGGTCGGGCTATGGCTCGTATTATAGCACTTGAAAACGTTGAAGAATCTGGAGACGTTCTTACTTGGCAGGATATTACATCTGGCGAAACCCGTCAGGTAGTTATTGAACAGGTAAACTTCACTCGAATGACACCACCAGATAAGCGTTTTGATGGCTTTGGAGGAGTCGTAGATATTACGATTAGGACAGTATAATGACAGTAAATGATTGGGCTGCACTGGCTGTAGCCGTAACTTCTCTTATAGGCGCAATAGCAATTGGTGTAAGACATTTAGTTAAACACTATTTATCTGAACTTCGCCCCAATGGCGGGTCAAGTGTCAAAGACCAGGTTAACCGACTAGAAGAAAAAGTAGAATTTTTAACTGAGTTTGTATTACAAGCATTAAAGAAATGAAGGCTAATAACTTTCCTAAATGGTTCTATGATAATGCTACTGTTGCTGATTTTGAAGCAGGACTAGCAGAATTTAAAGACAAGAAGAATCTTAGATTTTTACAGATAGGTGTCTTTACTGGCAACGCATCTGCTTGGCTATTAGAAAATATACTTACTGACCCATCATCAATATTGGTAGATATAGACCCTTGGTGTGGTAATCTACCTCACGAGTCAGTTTATAATTGGGACGATATTCAAGAGGCTTATAAAGAGCAAGTTAAACCTTATGGTAAAAAAGTCCAATCATATAAAGCATTTAGTGGGGAATGGTTAGCAAATAACCGTGAAGATGGATTTGATTTTATCTACATTGATGGTGACCACTTGCCTGAGTCTGTAACATTAGATGCAAACCTGTCCTGGGATTTATTACAACCAGGTGGTATCATGGCATTTGATGACTATGAGTGGGACCATCCAGACGGTACAGATAAAAACCCTAAGCCAGCAATAGATGCTTGGTTAAATGAACATAAAGATGAATTTGAATTAATCCGTAAGGGATGGCAAGTATGGATAAGAAAGAAGTGAACAATGACTGTTGCAAAGAAAGCCACGCCTGCTGCAATTGCTGTGCTGCGCCAAGCGACGGCGTTAAGACCGAATCGCAAGAAAGCCAGCGATGGTCTGCTACCATCTGCTGCTCATCTGAAAGCCAGTCCAACCTCTGACCACAATACAGGGTTTGCAGTAGACTTAACTCATGACCCAAAAAATGGTATTGATTGCTTTGATATATATCAGAAGTTGCAATCAGACTCAAGGGTCAAATATTTAATATTTACTGGTAAGATTTGGTCGGCCAAAAATGGCGAATCCAGATACACTGGTATAAATCAACATAATAAACATCTACATATTTCCATCAAAGATAACTGTGGTAATGATACATCACCTTGGTTTCCTTGGCTGGGAAAAGTAACAACAATCAACAAAGTAAAAGCATCGGTAAAGCCATTGCCAAAGAAGGAGAACTAATGAAAGATTTAATCGCTAAGTTAAAGAGCGACAAGACTAAGGCTGCATTTAAGTCTTATATTCGTGCAGTTATAGCATCAGCAATTACTATGGGATTAGCCCTGGCTGCAGACCTTGCACCAGAGCAAGCCATCCTAATCGGTGCCCTAGCAGCACCATTGGCCAAGTGGGCTGATAAGACCGAAAAAGAGTACGGTATAGGCTCCAATTAAATACCCCTAATTAGCCTTTAAAGGCCGTTTTTAGACACGAAAACCCCCCGACCCAGTAGAGATACTAGGAAGGGGGGTCTTTTGTCGTTTATTATCGTGTTTTGCTAGTCTTCTAGGTCTTCCCACTCTTCCATTAAGAGTTCTATGCTCTTACGGTGTTTCTTAGAACGGTACTCATCCAATAGGGATGTGATTAGGTATACTGTTAGGGTTCCTAAAGTTGAGCCATAAAATACAGCCCAAAACGTGTTGTTTAAGATTTCTGACATAGTACTCCTTAGATATATTATATAATTATATATTATATTATAGACCCCTTCGGGGTCTTATATATTATATTAATATCAATTATACACTACCCAATAGATTATAAGGGAACGTTGCTATCTAACGTACCCACATAAGTTATCCACAAGTGTATAATTACATCTATGTCGATAGAACTAGAAGAATATACATTACCAGAGCATATATCCTATAGTGCTTTTAGTACCTATTTAACTTGTGGGTATCAGTACTACCTTGGAAGGCTTTTGGAAAAACAAGAAGAACCATCTGTTTGGTCTGTTGGTGGTTCAGCATTTCACTTGGCTACAGAAATGTACGATAGGGAAAATCTATGAGTCAATCATTATGGGAAAAAGCATGGGCAAAGGAATCTGAAGGTATAGATTTAACCAATGCTCGCATAGGTGGCAAGGCTACCAAATTACTTCCCAATAAAGAAGATGTTGATTTTTGGCAGAAGTCAGGACCTGTCTGGGTTGAGCAATATATTGCTTGGCGTAAAACTAATCCTAATTGGAAAATTTGGACAGCACCAGATGGACGACCTGCAATTGAATTGGAACTAATGCCAGTAGTGGCTGATGTACCAATTAAAATGGTTATAGATAGAGTTTTTGATGTTGATGGTCATCTAGTAATAGTTGATTTAAAGACATCAAAAAATACTCCAAGCAGTACTTTGCAACTTGGTTTCTATAAATTGGGACTAGAGCAAACCTTTGGCATAACTGCTAACTGGGGTAATTACTATATGTCTCGTGGTAGCAATACCGTTGAGATGGTTGACTTGTCGGAATACACATACGACAAGATGGAGTTCCTAGTTAAAGGTTTTGACAAGGCTAGGAAGGCAGGTATATTCTTGCCCAACACAAACTCTTGTCAGTACATGTGCGGACTAACCGCTCATTGTCAATTCTCGACAAAGAAAGAAGGATAAATGGCAGAAGATTGGAAGTTACAAGTATCATATAAAACTCCTGGTGGAGATATGATAAATATCAGAGCAAATACTGCTGATGAATTAAGTGTTTTACTAGAGGGCATTGGGGATTACTCGACTCAAATTGCCGCTGTTGGAAAGTTGGTGGTGGGTGCGAGTAACTCCGCCCCTTTATCGACGCCAAGTACCACTACAAGCACAAGGCCTCCGCAGTCCTCAACTCCACCCCAGGCATCGGCTCCATCCGCTACCTCAGCGGGTCCGACATGTCAGCACGGGGCGAGGAAGTACAAGTCGGGAATCTCCAGCAAGACGGGGAATCCTTACGCAATGTGGGTCTGTCCAATGCCACAGGGCGCAGACCAATGCAAGCCAGTAAATTAATAGACGAACAATTTCCGTTTTAACAATTAGGTAGGGACTAATAATGCGTACACTTGTCAGGTCAGTAGGTAGAGCATCTATTGGAGGGGAACCCCTACCTTCTTGTTTTAAATCATTTGAAGCGTCCAAGATTATTATACGGCGTTCAGAAGTTTCTATGTTTGCTGGTGCTCCAGGTGCAGGTAAGTCAACACTTGCTCTAGCACTAGCATTAAAAACCAATGTTCCGACTCTTTACATCTCCGCTGATACCAATGCACATACTATGGCCATGCGCCTAGCGTCAATGATATCTGGTAAAAATCAAACAGAGGTAGAACAGAAACTTAATACTGATGTTGGATGGACTAGGGCAGTCCTACAAAAAGGCAGTCATATAATCTGGTCGTTTGAATCATCGCCAACCCTGCAAGATATCGACGAGGAAGTTCAGGCGTTTGAAGAGTTGTGGGGTTGTGCACCAACACTTATAATTTTAGATAACTTAATGGATGTAGCCACAGATGGTGGTGAGGAATTTGCCTCTATGAGAGCAATTATGAAGGAGTTGAAATATCTTGCAAGGGCTACTAACGCTGCGGTTGTTGTACTACATCACACGTCTGAGGCAATTCCTGGGAACCCTTGTCAACCTCGCTCTGCAATCCAAGGTAAAGTATCGCAACTACCCGCTCTTATTTGTACACTTGGTACTGTTGGCACATCTTTGGGCGTGGCGTCAGTCAAGAATAGATACGGTAGAGCGGATGCTGGTGGAACACTAATGACATGGTTAGCGTTCAATCCTGAATACATGTATGTAGAGGATATACCTGAAAACTCATGACAACTAGAAAAAGCCACAAGGCTAGAGGAGCAACATTTGAAACCGACTTACGAGATTATTTTAGACGAATTGGATACGATAGTGAGAGACTTGCAAGAACAGGTGCACGAGATGAGGGAGATGTTGTGGTCAGGGAAGATTTCTTCTCATCCATCGGCGTTATCGAAGCCAAGGCACCAGGTCAATCAGGTCGCATTGACCTATCTGGTTGGACCAAAGAGGCTCAGGTTGAAGCAACAAATTATGCGAAAGCAAGAGGCATTAAAAGGGAAGCAGTTCTTCCAGCGGTTGTCATCAAAGCCAGAGGAAAATCAATAGCAGATTCCTATTTAGTACTAAGGTTAGGTGATGTCTTTAGTTGATGATATGCCAGATATTGTAGCGGTACTTAAGCACTACGGTGCCAACCCTACAAGAACATCTGGACAGGTTAATCTTAAGTGTCCGTTCCATGACGACACACATAGTTCGGCAAGTTTTAATACAAGAGAAAATATCTTTAACTGTTTCGCTTGTGGTATGAGTGGCAATAGTTTACAGATTATAGCAAAGCAGGAGAGGATTGATATTCGTGAAGCAAAATCATTTGCAGAGGGAATTGCTGGACTTGGCTACGGCCAAGTACGCAGTAAACATCTTTCAGGCGGAAGATTACCTCGCAAGCAGGGGAATAACAAGGGAGGCAGCACGGCTGGCTCGATTAGGCGTAGTCGTGGAGCCTGATGTCGGACATGAAGCATTCCAAGGACGATTATCAATACCGTATATTACCAAGACTGGCGTTGTCGATTTGCGTTTTCGCTCTCTTAATCCTGCTGTTGAACCTAAGTACATGGGAATGACTGGAGTAGAAACCAAGATGTACAACGTATTAGATATAGAAAGAGCAGGGGATTTTATTGGTGTAT